TAAGTATCAATAACCACCAATAACCATTATGAAGGGGGTGATGCTATGCAGCCTACAAGCACGGCGGGATATAGTCCGTATGCCGCACCTCAGTAGCATCGCCCCGGAAGGGGCGTAGAACGATGGAATGGTTTGTCAATTCACCAAGTGTGTTGGTATTCTGTGCAATCGGAATAATTGGTTGTCTGTGGCTGTTGATTGAATGCCTTAAAGGATGAAGCGGAGCCTTAATAGCCCCGCTTCTCCAAATACTCTTTGAGTGCTTGTTGGATAGTCCATGAACGGTTACGATCTTCTTCTTCCATGAACTTCTCCAGACGCTCAACGAGTGACGGGGGAAGGGTTATGTTGTACTTGATATAACCCGATTCCTCCACGCCCCGGAGAGATCGACCACCTTTGATACCCATTGGTGTCACCTCCGGGATAATGATACACACTTAAAGTGGGTATTGTCAATGGCGAGTGATAAGCATTGATATATAACGAGAGTTATCAATACCTAACTTTGGGCGGACACAATAAGTCAGGATCAACGCAACGAAAAAGGAGCGGGTTAACCCCGCTCCTTTGCCTCCTGGTCCGGGACATAGGAGAGTATGTCCCCCGGCTGGCAGCTGCACAGCCGGCAGATCGTGTCGATCGTCGTGGTGTTGATCGGCTGGCCGTTGCGTATGCGGTCAATGGTGCTGGGTGACAGCAGATGTTCTTTTGCGACCCGATAGGTGCTCCAGCCGGACTCAGACAGCAGCTTGAGTATGTCCAGATAAACGATCATCGAAACCACCTCCCCGACATGATAGCACAGGTTCCCTTCCTGCGTCAAGTCTCAAAAAAGACTTGACTATAGTCTATATAACGACTATAATATCAGCAGGAGGTGAAACACATGTCAATCGAAGCAAAAGCGACACTACTCAAAGCCATGGAGCATCAGCTCTCCACGGAGATCACGGCAGCGGATATGTCCACGGTGCTGACCGTGCTGGCGGACCAGCTCGCAGGGTACGAGCTCAACCAGACCGACCCCGGCGTAATGGGCGCCGACGATCTGCTGGACGCCTACACAGCGGCGATGCAGATCCAGGGCCGCAGCCCCAAGACCATCGAGCGGTACAGGTACATCATCCTTCGCATGATGGAGACGGTCCGGGTCAACACGCGAAGCATCACCGTCTACCACCTGCGCCAGTACCTCGCGCAGGAAAAGGCCCGCGGGATCGCAGACAGCACGCTGGAGGGCACCAGGCAGGTATTTAGTTCTTACTTCAACTGGCTGCAGCGGGAAGGCCTGATACAGACCAACCCTACGGCAAACCTGGGCGCCATCAAATGTGCCAAGAAAATCAAGGTCACATATTCTGACATCGACATCGAGCGGCTGAAATACAACTGCAAGAGATTAAGGGACCGCGCGATCGTATGTTTTTTGAAGTCCACCGGCTGCCGCATATCCGAAATGACGCAGCTCAACCGCGACGACATCGACCTGGCGGCGCTGGAGGTCACGGTGCTGGGCAAGGGCAACAAGGAGCGGACCGTCTACCTCGACCAGGTGACTGGCATGCTGATCGGGGAATACCTCAATCAGCGTACCGACGACCATCCGGCGCTGTTCATCGGCAAAGGAACGACGCGGCTGAAACCTGGCGGGGTGCGATATATGCTCCGCGATTTGGCAAAGATTTCCAGCGTAAACCATGTCCATCCGCATAAGTTCCGTCGCACATTGGCGACCAATTTAATCCGGCACGGCATGCCGATCCAGGAGGTGGCCGCCATCCTGGGCCATGACAAGCTGGACACGACGATGAGGTACGTGGTGCTCGACAAGAGCGACGTCAAAAACTCGTACCGCAAGTACGCATAATACTATCGACCATAAGGGCGTCAGCAAAAGCTGGCGCTCTTATAATACAAAGGGGGAATGGGATATGGAAAAGATATGGAAGTACCTGGTGGAGGGCGCTGCGGCGGTCGGCGGCATGATCGCGGGCTGGTACGGCGGATGGACTCAGGGCAGCAAGGTGCTGGTGATCCTGATGGTGATGGACTATGTGCTGGGCTGCGCCTGCGCGCTGACCGGGCACTCGCAAAAGACAGCCAGCGGGCACTTCCTGAGCCAGGTGGCCTTTACGGGGCTGCTGAAGAAGGGGGTCATCATGCTGGTGATCCTGGTGGCGGCACTGCTGGACCAGGTGATCGGCGGGGGCGCGGACGGCGGCGGGATCATGTTCCGGTCCGCTGCGGAGTTCTTCTACATCGCTTCGGAGAGCCTGAGCATCATCGAGAACGCCGGTCTGATCGGCGTGCCGGTGCCGAAGCCGCTGAAGAAGGCGCTGGAGGCCTTGAGAGACAAGAACGACGAGGAATAGGATATGTCTGAGAAAAAGAGGCAGGTCGTTGATGCGCTGAAGTGCTGTATCATGCGTGATCCGGATGACGTGCTGCGCTGCACGCAGTGCTCGTACAGGTTTCCTTTTGATGCCAACTGTCTGAACCGGCTTAAGATGGATGCGCTGGAAGTGCTGACCGAAGTCGATGAGGACGCGATCAGCCGCTCGGCGCTGCTGGCGGCATACGATGCCGCGCATCAGGGGCCTCCAGGTGGCGCGAGAAAGCTGATAGAGGAGGCACCGGCCATTGTGGAGCAGGAGGATAATGGCCAGGATTACTGCGAGATTGAGGCGTAGCACAAACGCAGGACTGGGAGACGACAGGGCACTCGCTGAAATAGCGGGTGCCCTTTTTTGCAGATAAAGAGGTGAGATCATGGCCAACAACAACGAGGGCATCAAGACGACTGTCGGCGTAAAGGGCGACAAAGAGTATAAGGTCGCACTCCAGCAGATCAGCAGGCAGCTGACGGTGCTGAACACCGACATGAAGGCCAGCCAGAGCGCCTTCGGGGCGCAGGCGGACACCATGGACGGCATGCACGACCGGCTGGAAAAGCTCAACGAGATCTACGAGGTGCAGGCCAAGAAGGTGGAGCTGATCCGGGAGCAGCTGGAGAAGGCCAAGGCGGAGTATGGCGAGAACAGCAAGCAGGCCGACGACCTGCAGATCGCGCTGAACCGCGCCACCGCCCAGATGAACAACACCGGCAACCAGATCCGCGACACCGAGGGCGGGCTGAAGACGCTGGCGGAGGCCCAGGCCGCAGCGGGCGACGCTACGGACGCCAGCAGCATGACGCTGAAGGAGGCGGAGAAGGTCCTGAAGGATGCCGCGGAGGGCGCGGGCGAGATGGCCGACGCCGCTGCGGACGCCGGGGACGCCGCCCAGACTGAGGGCGAGCAGGCGGAGGATGCCGCGGACGGCACCAGCACGCTGGCGGAGGCCCTGGAGAACGTCGGCAGCGTGGCCGGGGGCGCGCTGAAGGTGGGCGTGGAGGGGCTGCTGGGAGCCATGGCGGGGCTGGCCGCGGGCACCGGCGCGGCCATCGCCGAGGCGTTCAGCCTGGCAGAGGATGCCGGCAAGTACGCCGACGACCTGATGACGCTGTCCTCCCAGGTGGGCGTGGACACGGACAAGCTGCAGCAGTGGGAGTATGCCAGCAACTTCATCGACACGTCGGTGGACACCATCACCGGCAGCATGACGAAGCTGACGAAGAAGATGGACTCCGCTCAGGAAGAGGAAAAGCAGAATGCCGAGAAGTGGCAAGAACACCTGGAGAAGATTGCCAAGGGTGAGAAGGACACCTGGACGGAGGTCACAACGGCAAGGGACGCCTTTACGAAGCTGGGTGTATCCTGGAAGGACTACAACGGGAACCTGCGGGACAATGAGGAAGTGTTCATGGACCTCATTGACGCACTGGGGAAGGTTGAGAACCCTGTCGAGCGGGATGCGCTGGCCATGGAGCTGTTCGGCAAGAGCGCCAAGGAGCTGAACCCGCTGATCGAGGCCGGATCCCGCGCCTGGCGTGACATGGGCAAGGAAGCCGACGCCATGGGCACCGTGTTCTCGGAGGAGAACCTTCAGAAGATGGGGGCCTTCGACGACTCGATGCAGAAATTCAAGGCCACCGGCGAGGCGCTGAAGAACTCGATCGGCCTGACGGTGATCCCTGCCTTCCAGCCGCTGGTGGACGCAGCCAGCGGTGCCATGGGCAAGGTGGCCAAGGCATTGCAGGACGGGGCCAGCCCGGCGGAGCTCAAAGACCTGCTGGAGGAGACCCTGGGCGTTTTCGAGGGCGCCGTGGACGACGTGGCGGAGATGATCACCGCAGCGCTGCCCCTCATTTCCGAGGTGGCGACCCGCCTGATCGGGGCGCTGGCGCAGGAGCTGCCGGGGCTGCTGCACGTGCTGCTGCCGGCGGCGATGCAGCTGCTGGAGTCTGTCCTGGACGCTATCGTCGAGAACATCGGGCCCATCACGGAGCTGGCCACGGAGCTGGTGACGGGGCTGGCGCGGTTTCTGATCGACAACCTGCCCGAGATCATCGACGCTGGCACGCAGCTGCTTTTGGGCCTGGCAGACGGCATCATCGAGGCGCTGCCCGAGCTGATCCCGGCGGCGATCGAGATGATCGTGAAGCTGGCGACGGGGCTGGTGGACGCCATCCCCAAGCTGGTCGAAAAGCTGCCCGAAATCGTGGACGCTATCTGGAAGGGCCTGACCGACACCGACTGGACGGAGCTGGGCTCCGAGCTGCTTGAAAGCCTGTGGGGCAGCATCAGCGACCTGGGCGACGACCTGCTGGGGCTGTTCACCGGGGCGCTGACGGACATCAAGGATCTGGATTTCGGCAGCATCGGCGACACCATCAAGGGCGCCATCGACGGCATACTGGGCACCGACGGCAGCTTCCTGAGCGGCATCTTCTCCGACGCCCACGACGACATCGAGGGCATCGACTGGGACAAGCTGGGCGAGAACGTCGGCAGGGCCGGGTCCGCACTGGTGAACATGACCGGCGCGGCGCTGGCCGGAGGGTTTGAAGCCGGTTACGCGCTGATCGATAAGATCGACTGGACCGCGCTGGGTGAGACCGTGGGCAGCGTGGCCAACGGGCTGGTGAACCTGACCGGCGAGGTCGCCGCGGCGGGCTTCGAGGCGGCGCACGCAGCGATCGACAAGATCGACTGGACGGGCCTGGGTGAGACCGTGGGCAGCGTGGCCAACGGGCTGGTGAACCTGACCGGCGAGGTGGCCGCGGCGGGCTTCGAGGCCGGTCACGCGCTGATCGAGGCCATCGACTGGAAGGGCCTGGGCGAGACCGTGGCCATGGTGCCCAACGGACTGACCAGCCTGACCGGTGAGGCACTGGCCGGGGCATTCGAGGCAGGCCACGCGCTGATCGGGGCCATCGACTGGACGGGCATGGGCGAGACGCTGGCCATGGTGCCCAACGGGCTGACCAGCCTGACCGGGGAGGCGCTCTCGGGGGCATTCTCGGCGGCCTACGACCTCATCAGCAACATCCCCTGGGATGAGCTGGGCAGCGAGATCGCGGACGGCCTGGGGCGCGCCTGGGGCATCCTCAGCGGCGTCGGCGACGTGGCCCTGGGTCTGGGCGAGAGCGTGGTCGGAGCCGGTCAGCAGGGCGTGGGCGCCCTGAAGGACTGGATCGCCAGCTGGCGGGAAGACGGCAGCGTGCAGAGCGAGGCGGCGGACGTGGGCCGCGGGGTCGTGACCGACCTGGCTGCCGGTGTGACCGAGAAGGTGCCGGACCTGGAGGACACCGGCGAGGACGCCGCGGGGAAGCTGCTGGCGGCCATCACCGGCGTGCTGACCGCGGAGGCCGTCAAGGCCATCGGCACGCAGCTGGACAGCGACCTGGTGGACGGCATCAACGATCACGAGGACGACGTGCTGGACATGCTGGAGACGCTGGCGGAGGACTCCGCCGACGCCATC